AGATGAAACGCAATTACACAAACGGACAACTCGTTAAGGCGCTCACGATGCCAGTGCTGCGCGTGCCGAACAACCCACTCGCCGGAACCATCCGCATTTGGCGTGGCAATCCGACTGGCGACAACCGCGTGACGGTCACCAAAGCAACCTACATGGAACTTGAGCGCAACAAGTACGCGCCGTGGGGTCGTGGTGAGCTTGGCGGCAAACGTATCGCGGCATAGGCGGCTAGTCCGCTTCGATAGGTAGAGAGAGTGTGAGTTGTGGTGGTGAATGCGCAGGCTGATGCGCAGCAATTCGGGTTGCGAACGGGTAATTCAATGTGGTCGGCTGTAAGACAAGGCTCGTAAGTAGAAGGTAAGCCGACATTGCCCGACAAATTTGGTGGACATCCATACCCCGCATGAGGTGGAGCCTAAGCCAAAGATAGTTCAAGCCGGAGACCAGCACCGGCCACCACCACAACACACATTCAGATATTCAACCGCAGCTAGCGCTGCATTAGTGGGAGAACGAAATGTACGTCGAATTAAATGTGTCAGAACTGATCGGCAAAACAATGGCCTCAGTCGAGCAGATCGGTAGCGATGAGTTGCGCTTTACAACAACTGACGGCGAATCCTACCGCCTGTATCACTCGCAAGACTGCTGCGAAGGCGTTGATATCGAAAGTATTGCTGGCGACCTTTCAGATTTGGTCGGCTCACCTATTTTGCTTGCCGAAGAAAGCACCAGCGACACGAACCCTGAGGGTATTACGCCGCCCGAATATCAGGATAGTTTTACGTGGACTTTCTACAAGTTCGCGACGATCAAAGGTTATGTTGACGTTCGTTGGTATGGCGAAAGCAACGGCTATTACAGCGAGAGTGTTGACTTTGAAAAAGTAGCCGCCTAACCAGATCAGGAGCACGTATGACTAACCACGCGTCACCAGTAGAAGACGTCGCCACGGCTATAGCTGCGACTGTGCGGGCCAAGGGGTGGGATGTGTCGGTAAGCACCGATGCCATTGACATTAAAGAAGGCGACGAATGGATCGCAACGCTCTGGTGTCAAGACGACGCAGAAGCGCAGCGCCTAGCCGAAATGATGCGCGCACCAACGCCAGTTTTCGACGCGATGAATCTACCGGAGACGCCTGCGTTTCCATCTGTAAAGGGTAAGGCATGAACGAATTGAAAGCTACCGCCGGGCCGTGGTTTGCCGACCGTGACGGGCGCATTTGGCGGCGACACCCTGACGAGCTTTATGAAAACGGCGGAGGCGTTGCTGGTGATAGGCCGATTGCAAGCGCTCATGTCGGATGGTATGGCGAAGACGTGCAGGGCTATCCAGCCGACGCCAACGCCGCCCTAATAGCAGCGGCACCGACCATGTATCACGCGCTTCAACAGTGCCTGCAAATGATTGCAGACGAATGCGCGGACGGTGAATATCACGACGTGTATCTATCTGGTGAAGCCGTCCTCAAGAAAGCCCGAGGCGAATGATGCAAGACAGCGCATACATTGAATTGGCCCGCCACGAAACCGCGCCAGCTCGTGAACAACGCGTACAGGATCGCGAAGACATGGCAGACCGTGACGCGGACATCTTTCAAGACGACGTGCAACAGCGAATCATTGACCGCGTTGCGTCAGAGCAAAGGGCGGGAATGCTCGGCTCGCTGTTCCCGAAGATGACGCCAGAAGAAGCGGAGACGCGAAAGCGCCATATGGATCAGGCGCTAGAGACGTATCGGCGCGTGTACAAAAACTCAAGTTGGATGTGAGGCAAATGAACACCTACCAACTCAAGAAACGCGCTCTCTTGCGCGGACTGCCGGAGGGAAAGGCAGAAGCCGATGAGCGTGTAGCGCGTCACCTGACGATTGTCACGACAGCGGCTATCGCGTTCTGGCTTGGTATTTCAGTGGGCTGGCTTATCGACTGGAGCAGATCGCAGCCGGTTAAGACTATGCAGATGTCAGGAGACATGCGCAAATGACCCGCACCCTAAACATGCTAGTCGCCCTGACGCCAGAGCAAAAAGCGCAAGTGATCAAGCGGTGCGAACAAGAGTTCGGCTGTTGCGTGATGACTCATTCGCGCAAACGTCTCGGAGATTGCACGCCAGAGAACTGCTCTATTTTTCGCAAGGCAGTAGAGGAGCAAGAGAAATGACGCGCGTATTGAACATGCTGCTAGCCATAACCCTCTTCTTCTGGCCCGCGCTGAACGATCCTGCGCGCGTAGAGGCGCATCGGGCGTATCACCAGAAGCGCGCCGCTCTCAAGTTGCGCAAGGCGATGAATCAGCAGGAAGTTGACCAATTATTCAAGGAGTGGAAATGATTAAGTACATGATCAGATTATCTACGGACGTACGCATTACGCCTGTTGAGGTTGAGCGCGAAACAGAGCACTGCGTCTGGATTCGTGGGCGCAAGAACAACAAGGTTAGCTCCTACGAAAACTACTACGACACTTGGGATGCCGCGCACGCCGGACTTCTTTTGTATGCCGAGGGGCGACTAAACGCTGCCCGTTTGCGGCTTGCCGGTGAACAGGGTTTTTACGGAAACGTCAAGGGCTTGCGCAAACCGGAGCCACAGCAATGAACATCGGCGACAAAGACGCAGACGGCTGGACATACGTTCGCTTCGGTGATGCGGCTAAGGCTGCTCAGGAGGGGGCGCATGAGGTTTCCGGGCGGCTTCTAGGAAAAACAGTGTGGATGTCCATGTTTGGCAGCGGCGCGGCGTTCTATAGTCACTGGGAATACCGCATCCGCGAGAAGGCTCGCACTATCACGGTGACGATTCCGAGGCCGTACTCGTCATCGTTTAGTCACAACAGTAATTTGATCGGGCTTAGTTACCAATCTTTTTCTGACGCTCAGACCGCGTACAAAACAATCTGTGCAGCGATGGAGCAATCATGAGCGATGTTAAGCCGGTGGCGTGGCAACGCTTTGACGAAATCGGAGAGTACGACTCATACATGGGGTCAGTAGAAGAAGGCGACTACGTCAAATATGACGATGCGCTTGCCACGGTAACCGCCCTACAAGCCGAAATAGAGGCGCTGCGGAAGGATGCGGAACGGCTGGATTGGGTGCAGCGAAATCTGCTGTCCGCTGATTTCGAGTACGAGTATCAACCCGGCAAGACGCGGCCTGTGCTCATCATTGCGTGGCCTCGTGATGTGGCGATTGGCGGAAACGCGCGCATGAACTTCGACGCAGCCATTGCGAAAGAGAAACAACAGGAGAGTTTGAAATGACAACTGCACTTGCAACACAAAACGATGAACAACTTGTCGAGGTATTGGGCGCGAGCCTGTACCCAACCGGAAGCGCCAGCAGCATCAAGCTCGTACTGAGCTATTGCCGCGCCGCTGGCCTTGACCCGATGCAGAAGCCCGTACATATCGTGCCGATGTGGAACGGCAAGCTGAAATGCATGCAAGACGTGATCATGCCAGGAATCGGGCTGTACCGGACGCAAGCGAACCGGACGGGGCAATTCGCGGGAATGAGCGAACCCGAGTTCGGCCCAATGGTCACGGCGAAGATTGACAAGGTTGACGTGACCTATCCCGAATGGTGCAAGGTCACTGTGCGCCGCCAGCTCGCAAGCGGGCACGTCGGGGAGTTTACCGCCGTCGAATATTGGCTTGAGAACTACGCCGTCAAAGGCGGAGCGGAGAAGTCAACAGCACCGAACGCTATGTGGGCTAAACGGCCCCGTGGACAGCTTGCGAAGTGCGCCCAAGCCCAAGCCCTACGCGCGGCGTTTCCTGAGCTTGGAGCGCTTCCTACAGCCGAAGAAATGGAAGGCAAGCCGATTGACGGTGAGTTCAAGGAAGTGCATCAGAGCACGAGCGTTGCGGGTCAGGAGTTTGCCAACATGGATGTGGATACACAGGACATGCTGAACCGCGAGGCCGCGCCGATTCTGACGCTATTTGAAACCGACAAGAAAGCGGCATACGACCTGTACGCCAGCAAGCGAGACAGTTTCGATAGCGATACGCAAGTTGCATTCCGTTCGCGGTTCCCGTCGAACGTCAGGACCGCGTTCACCAAGCTATTCAACGAGTCAAAACAACCGGAAAAGGTAGAGGCGTAATCATGGCATCGGTCAACAAAGCAATACTCATCGGCAACCTCGGGCGTGACCCCGAAATGCGCTACCTGCCCAGCGGCGAGGCGGTCGCAACCTTCTCGGTGGCCACCACCGAGCAATGGAAAGACAAGTCCGGCGGCAAGCAGGAACGCACCGACTGGCATCGCATTGAATTCATCGGCCGTACGGCGGAAGTCTGCGGCGAGTACCTGAAAAAAGGCGCACCGGTCTATATCGAAGGTCGCATCCAGTACGACAAGTGGACGGATAAGGAAAACGTCGAAAAGACGATGACCAAGATTCGCGGCGACAGGATGCAGATGCTCGGCGGTCGTAGCGATGGTGAGTCACGGCCCGTGCCACAGAAAGACACGGCACCGCGCTCGAAGTTGGATGACTTCGGCGATGACATACCTTTTAACTAGCGCTGGGTGATCGCATGAGTAAGCCAAAGCAATGGAAACAGGGGCGCGAGTTGAAGCATGCGGATGTGTGGGACGGCCCCGTTGGTATCAACTGGAACGACGGCGCAATCGAGCTGGGCGGGTATATCGCCGAGTGGCCCGGTTCGCCAGCTAAATCGCCCTACCCACAAGAAGCAGAGCAACCTGATCGTCTGTGGGTGGGAAGCGGGGACTCGCAATGAATAAGCTACTTGAAGAACTTGCGGACATTCTCGGATGGGTCGCATTTATCGGATTGATTGTTGCGGCTGCATGGGTTTTCGGCGGCGAGCCTGACCTTTGGGACAAATGGCACGGCCAAGCGATGCAAGGCGCGTGCAAACAGGAGACCCGCCATGCAGTTGAGTGAAGAAGACTGTCGTGAAATTTGGCAAGCGTCAATGGCGCGCTGTCACCCGATGAACGACATAAGCGTAGCGGGTATTCGCACAGCAAAAGCCGCCTTCGCGCTCGGAGTCGAGCAGGGCAAAGCGGAACGGGCGCGATACGAATTCATCTGTGACCGCTGCGGCATTCGTCAGCAGAGCAAAGAGCAACCCGAAGGAGCACCATTTTGAAGAACGAAGACAAGGCAATCGAGTTTTTGATGAGTGTCAAAGCTGAAGCAATCAAAGCCGCGTTTGGCATTTGCGCGCTACCTGAAAAAGAGCTGTTTCAGCGACTCGAAATGCTCTACATGAATGGCGTAGATGCTGGCGTCAAACTCGGAGCCGAGCGAGCGCGTGAGGATGCGCTGGAGGCGGCGATAGTCACGGGAGGCATTTGGGTGCAGGCCGCTTATATCGCGCAATTCAACGCCAGTCTACGTGCACTGAAAACACAAGGAGACGCCCAATGAACGGACACAAGATGCGGTCGCTGGTGGTGCCAGAATTTCGCATACCACATGGCAAATACTGGAACGAGTTTTATCGTAAATGGATGCCAGACCCAGAGGTCAAAAAACAGACAAAAGGTCTGGCCGCTGCTGATGAGTTCGACGGGAGGGGGAAGTGAATTACACCGACGCAGAAATAGAGAAGGCGGCGCAAATTCGCCTGCCAGAAGGCAAAGCGCCGACCGAGTACGTTGCGCAGATTCAAGGGCAACTTTGGGCAACGGGCCGCGACTGGTGCGACTTTGTGTCGTACAACCCCGGCTTCCCGCCCGCTCTGCAATTGAGCATTCGCCGGGTTATCCGGGATGAAGAGTACATCGCAGCACTCGCTATCGCCGTCACAAAGTTCCTGATTGAAGTTGACGCCGAAGAAGCGGAGCTACGCGCCATGATGGGCAAGGTGGCAGCGTGAGTCTGGTAGCGCTCGCATTTCAGGGCAAACAGGCCGCGCGCATGCGGGTTCGTGCGCCGCAGCCGTCGCGGGCAAAAGCCAACCCGTATGCGTCGCATCCTAATGTGGCTAAACGGGCCGCACAACGCGATGAAGTGCTGTCGGTAATCCGAGCAAGGCCAGGAATCACGCGCCCTGATTTAGACGTCGCGGCGGGTGTATCTGGGTACGACATGAAGCAGATTCTTTTGGCGCTACGTCGCGGTGGGAAGATTGTCGCGGTCAAGCGGAAATGGAGCGTTGTATGAGCAAACCCAAGCAATGGAAACAGGGGCGCGAGTTGAAGCATGCGGATGCGTGGGATGCTGCGTTGCCAGTGTCAGAACTGCAATCGTGCGTTGCTAATGGACGCCTTCAATTGAACGACGCCTACCCACAAGAAGCAGAGCAACCTGATCGGCTGTTGGTGGGATCGGGGGATGCGTCGTGAGTAATTTTCACGATACGCCGACCAGCCCAAAGGCGCGCAAGGCGCATCGATGTGTCGCTTGCTATTGGCGGATTCCTGTCGGTGAGAAATACGTACAGCAGAGCGGATTTATGGACGGGCACCCCTACAGAAACCACTACCACCAAGAATGCTGGGATTGCCTGAGCGCTGACGGCGTGTTTGAGTTTATGCCCGGTGAATGTGAACCACCAGAACGTCTATTGGTTGCAGAGGTTAAACAGGAGAGCCGCCATGCTGAGTGATGAAGATCTTGAAGGGATCGGCGCGAGCATCGCCGATGATGACATGGAGTTGACATTCACGGAGGTCGCGAGACGCGCCTACGCACTAGGAGCCGAGCGAGCGCGTGTTGCGAAGCCGCTGGTTTGGGAAGACTCGGAAGAGTGCTCTATCTGTAGGCCGCACGGCTATCAGGCTTACGATGATGGTGTCGCAACTATCGCGGAAGCGAAAACGCTGATTGAGCGCGACCATATTGCGCACGTCCTCAGCATGTTGGAGCCTGTATGAGCGAGCCAACCAAGGAAGCGATTGAAGAGGCGATCCCATTGCTGCTAGGCCACGCGGTAGAGTGTCCTGATGGCATGGTAATGAGTGCCGTTGGACTTGCGCACATCATCGCCCACGTCCGCAAGCAAGCGCGGGAGGATGCACTGGAAGAGGCGATAGTCACTGGAGGCATTTGGGTGCAGGCCGCTTATATCGCGCAATTCAACGCCAGTCTACGTGCACTGAAAACACAAGGAGACACCCAATGAACGGACACAAGATGCGGTCGCTGGTGGTGCCAGAATTTCGCATACCACATGGCAAATACTGGAACGAGTTTTATCGTAAATGGATGCCAGACCCAGAAGTAAAGCAAAAGGCAAAAGGTCTGGCCGCTGCTGATGAGTTCGACGGGAGGGGGAAGTGAGTTACACCGACGCAGAAATAGAGAAGGCGGCGCAAATTCTCGCAAAAGAGCAGCCGCGCGGGCGGGGGTTTGAGACGGTCACGGAGTCGCGCTGGTTTGATATTTGGCGCAGCAGATTGCACGCATACCTCAAGCACTCGCAACCACTGTACGAGGCCGCGCTAAAGCAAGCGAAGGAGCAAGCATGACGCCAGAACAAATTGAGGTTGCCGCGCGGAAGCTGTCGGTTGCTTGTTTTTATCCCTCGTTTATCCCTGAGATTCTTGGAAAGGAATGGTTATGAAGATGCCCGACATTGTGATTGAAACACCAGAAGAGAAGGCGCGACGCAAAGGCGTTCCATTGATACCGAAGCGTGCGCCAGTCAAGCCAATGCGCTCAGACAGCACCATCGCCATTTGCGGCGAGTGCGGCCTTGAAATCAAGATGGTGATGGGGTATTGCTGCTCACGAGCGAACTGCCCTACTGGACTAGGTAGTCCGTACAGTCTGAGCTCACAACAGGAGGGTCACCGTGTTGAGTGAAGAGGATGCCCGCGCGATTGAGAATGCCGTTTTAGGGAAAGGTCGCTTGCTTAAAATTGACGCGGTAGACGGCAGCATTGCGAGAGCAATGTGTAACGCCGCCTACATGCTCGGATTCGAGCGCGGCAAGACCGACGCCTACCTATCCAAGCAAGACTGGATACGCGTAGAGGATGCGTTGCCGGAGCCGGGCATGCCCGTTATTGCGTATGTTCCGCACTACGGAGGCCATACAAATTCTCGTCGAATTCGTGCTCAGTACGCGGCAAAGCATTCGCTTGAACAGCATGCCGACGCGGAAGGTGGCGACTACGACGAGGTCAGCGATACGTACTACTGCGAACCCGGCTGGTACGAGGACAACGAATATGAAGAAATCCATTGGCGCGTGAGCGATGAGGTCACGCACTGGCAACCGCTGCCACCACCACCCGAGGGGAGCAAGTAATGACTTCAGCGGAAACAGACACTTTGATTGCGTTGCGCAAGACGGCGAGTTCACTGTGACTGACATTCTGGACGCCATTACTGAGCGCATGCGAAAAGCCGAGGCTGCTTGCGTGGAGCTTGAGGCGGACAAAGAGCACGCAATAAAGGTCTCGGGCGACTTCATCCGATTGCTGCATGCCGACATTGCCGAACTCAAAGCACGAGCAATCCGAGCAGAAGCAGCGCTAGCTGTCACTGCGGATGAGTGGCTGGAAACGGCTGAGCGGTTGCATGCCGTTTGCGAGAAGCGGCTTATTGCGATGGCTGACGATGACTTGCCAGAAGATGAGTTCATGGCCGCTCCTGATCGGTATCAGGAAGCGAAGAACGCTCTTCGCGCCCACCTACGCAGTCATACAGCGCCGGAGGGGTTTGCGCTGGTTCCGGTTGATCTGATTGCGGTGTTTAAACACCAGCGGCAATGCGACGAAGAAGGCATAGAAGTAGCCGTGTCGCGACAGGCCGTGTGCGAACTTATCGACCTGCTCGCCGCAGCAGGAAAGGAGTAACCGTGAGCTATCACGTATCAAAACTTATCAACCGAGCCGCTGAATTGCTTGGCGTAGACATTTTGCGCGAGCTGCACGAGGTCGAGGGACAAGGCTCTGTATCAGGGCGGAAGTGCGCACGGGCCGCGTCGAAAATAAGAGAGCGGCACCGTTTGATTTCGATTGATGTAAGGGATGGCGCCGACCGCATCGCAGCGCTAGAGGCACAGCTTGAAGCTGCGCGGAAGGATGGAGAGCGGCTTGACGTGTTGCTTCGCGCTATCACGCCGACAGGCCAGCTTGTCTGCGGCTGCTACGACCCCGACGACGGCGATTGTGATTGGTCATTTATCGACCTACACGGCACGCCGTTAATCGGGCACTACGACACGCCACGCGAAGCAATCGATGCTCTCGCCGCCCTAGAAGCAACCACCCCGGAGAACAGGAAATGAGCAGTCTAATTCAAGAAATGCGCGTCGAGTCAGACGGTCTTGAAGTTTTGACGGCGGTGCTATCGGCGTGCTTTGTGTGGAACAAGAAAGCCACGCACATCACTATCGCGCCAGACGCTTCTTCACTTGAGCTTCTATGGCACACAGGAAACACCGGAGGCGTGCCTTTGCCATTCCCGCTAGAGAGCGGCAAAGAGGCTGCTGAATACGTCAATCTATGGCTAAGTCGTGCGGCTGTTTATCCAAGCGAGCGACCGGACACGGACGGCGATGTAATAAAAGGGTTTAGAGTGACTCAAGCAGACTTTTATTGTGTTGCCCGCATTGAGCCATGCTGGATTGTTTATGGAAAGTGAGACTCAAATGACCCACAAAACAGAACTACGCGGCCAACCGCCGCTACCGCGTGACCTAGATAAAAGCGTTCCGAGAACATCAGGGAATTCCATTGCTCGCATTGCCGCATTAGAAGCGCAGCTTCAAGCTGCGCGGAAGGATGTTGAGAAGCTGCGGGCGCTTTATCGGGCGATGCGCGAGCCAATGGCAATGATTGGCATGGACAAACACATCGGACCGTTTAGTGATGAGGCTATTGCATTGCTTGACGCAATGAATGCCCTTGACGGCGGCACGTACAGTAAAAGCGAAGGAAGCTAGTTGACCCACTCCACCAACGCATCGCAACGGCCACCAACAGGGCAGGACACGTTTTGCACGTTGATGTACCACGTACCGGCGCTGAGCGATACCGGCCCTACCGTTTGTAGAGAAATCTGCCGCGCCCCTGTGTTGCTGGTGCTGGTCAGCAAATAGGCATTAGCGCTAGGCGTGTAGTCGCATGGCGCGCGCGCGATTGAAATCTTCCGGCCCGCTCGCTGTTGCCCCGTAGCTTCGGCCCATGACAATTGGACAGGAAGTTTGCCAGCGGTTGACGCGTCGACGTTTAGGCGGATGACCCATGTAGCGTTACCGACAAGACCGGATGAACTGATTTTTTTGTACGTCTCGGATGCGTTGATAACCGCTGTTTCGCGGGGGCAACGGCCCGGCGTCACCGGAACCGGAGGATTCGCAGGACTTGAGGCAGGAGGCGTCGGAGCGATAACCGGCGGAATCGTCGGCATGACGAGCGGCGCGGTAGAGCCCGACATCGTGACTACGGTACGCGTGTTGCACGTCAGGACAGCGCCGGATGTGCTGCAAGTGGTGTCACTGGTTGCTGGTTGGCCGATAGCAGGACTGACCGCTACGAAAGCGAATAGTGCTAATACGAGGAATTCGAGGGTGTACTTTTTCATTCGATACCTTTATACAAAAACGGTTATGACCCGTATAAACAACAATGCATTTACTACGTATTAAATGCGTGTAGAATTCATTACATCGAATCACACAACGCACGGAGAAACAACATGCACGCCTACTTCCAAACTTCTGACAAACAAGTTCTCGCCATTCGCCTGAGCGGCGTATCCGCTAGCACGCTCGCCGCCGCAACTAAAAACATGACACGGATTGCTGCACCAGCGGGCGCAAAGGCCAAACGGGTTTGCGGCTCGATTCGCACCTGCCGAATCATCAACGGACAAATTGGCAGCATCTAAGACGCTCGCCAAATGACCAACAAATCTAAGCGTGGACGTCCCGCGTCCCTCGTCGCCGCCCAACGCGTCAGCCTGACCCTACCGGCTGACGTGGTGCTGTACCTACGCAAACACTGGCCTAGCGCGTCTGAGGGTGTTCGTGCGCTTGTTGCCGAGCACAAAAAGCTACTGACAGGCCCGTAGCATTTCGTTGGATTGATCGAGCGCCGAATCAAGCCGCTCAATGTCGATAGCCGCGCGCTTGACGCACTGGCTGTTAGTGATTTCAGCGGGGCATGGGGTCAGTCGAGACGGCTTCTGCGGAACGATGGCTACGCATGACACCCTGACCGGAACCTCTACAATTTGTTTCGGTAGGTAGCTACAAGCTGATACAGCGGCGCAAGCCATAATTGCCGTGACTAGGGCAACTCTCATCGCAGCGCCTTCGTGATCGCATCATCCGTGCGCTCGCACTCCGTCTCACCCTTCGGCTGGATCGCCTCTATCGTGGCTACGCGGGTTGCTTCCTGTTTCTGACGTGCGCCGTTCAGCTTTGCGGCTTTCGCCAGCGAGTCGAGAACGCGCTGTGAGTCAGCCTTCATCTTGTCGGCTGCGGTCTGGATTATTTTGAAGTTCGCAGCGTCTTCAATCAATTGCGCGTCACGCGCTTTGATTTCGCCGTTCAGGTGCGAGATGTACCATTGCTGCCCGCCGACGCCTAAGCCAGCAATCAACAGGAGGACTAGGAGCGCTTGAACCACTTAGCCACCTGAGTATTGACGAATGCAATCACGGTGTCTTGTTTCCAGCAGAAGGCGTACCCGCCCGCGAAGGACAGGATCATTAGGATGAGGGTCATTTTCTAAACTCCGAGAATCGGCGAAATTGCCGCGTATCTGCGTTTACGGTCATCAAAGCCATTCAGCCCGCCATTGATCGCGCGCGTAACGCCCTCGATGTCATTACGGTTTGCTGCTTCCAAAAACCCGCGACGGTTGACGCTTACATACCAAAGCGAGACGTCGGCATTGGTTGCCGGGTCATCGTAAGCCGCGTGCAATTCGTTGATACTGATGCTTTTGTATTTGGCGTAAGCCGAGTGATTCCAGCGCCCGGTAAGCTGCACCCAAAACATCCCAGCGAAGCGTTTGCCGTCTCCGGGTTCGGTGTTGCCGAGCAGCCTATGATTTTCGTATCGCAGTTGCGCCGGGGTGTTGTTCCAGATTTCTTTCGTGAATGTGAAGCCGCCTGACTCATGCGCGAGTTGTGCGATTAGGTGCGCGACCTCTAGGGGCTTGCTGACTCCGTACCGGATGCACGCCGCCTTGAGTGCGCGGGCAACGTCAAACGCAGCCGGAACCTTCGGGGATGACGCGACGTATATCGCGCGCGCGAGTACGGCCTCGTCAAACGGGAATGAGTCAGACGGTACGGGCGCGGGCGCGTCTTCAGTAGGCTGCGGTTTCTTGCCGAACGCAGCAAACAGCGCGGCGAGGAATTTACTGAACAGGTCCATCGCCCGAAATCGCCGCTTGTTTCACCACGCGTGCCATGCCAGCCGCAACGCCTATTCCCATTTGAATGCTCGCGAATGCCAGCGGGGGGATATGTCCGTTGAACAGTTGAAAGTACGTCTCAAGCGCAGCCAGCGCCGCGTTAATCAGGGAGATGCGAACCGCCCATGATTTCCAGAGTACGGTTTTCCAGTTTTCGATTAGCTTCATTGGTCAATCCCCTGCGTAGTGAAATACTTGTTCAATCGCCATCGTTTGTAGGTGACGATTGCCCACCACAACGCCCGCCCGATGGTCCAAAAACACAGAACCATCGCTGTGATATTGACCCACGGCACATGATTGATAAAGTCAGCAACCCATGCCGTGATCCAAGCCACGGATATGTAGTCAGTGGCCTTGTCAGCCACTCGCGCTATTTCGTGTTTTGTCATCATGCAACCCCGATGAATTCGATTTCGATAACGCCCGGGCCACCGGCTGCACCCGCGATGCCCGTGGTCGTTGCGGTCCAGCTTCCGCCGCCGCCCGAGCCGATGGTGCCCGCTGTGCCGCTGGTGTTGGCAGACGATGCACCGCCGCCGCCTGAGGCGAACAGCGAGCACGCGCCTGAACCCGCGCGCGACGCACTGGTGACGCCAGAGAATGCCCCGGCATATCCACCCGGCAACGCATTAGCCGAGCCGCCGTTTGCACCACCCCAGACGCCCGGCCCCTGTTGAACGCATGGCGCTCCTGATGTCGTGACGCCGTCTCGACGGCCACCCGCTGCGCCCGTGTCGTCCAACGCGCCGGACTGGTTGATCAGGCTTGACCCTGAGCCACCTAAACCCGTCTGTGTGAAGTGCGGCCCGGTGAATGAGGACGAACTACCCGCCCCGCCGTTGCCGGGCGTTGCCGCGCCTGCGGTGCCGCCTGCCGAGTTCGTGTAGCTGTAGCCGACGCCTGCGGTCAGGTAATGCCGCGCGACAACGTACTCACCCGCGCCGCCGCCGCCTGAGCGCAGAACCGGAGTTCCTGACGTCGCCTTGACGCCACCGGAGCCACCGCCCGGGCCTTGTATGCGGACCTCATGCCAGCCGGTACGTGTCGCGGTGTACGTGCCCGCGCCGGTTGCGGTGATGCGGGTTCCGACAAGGCCCGGAGGAGGATTGAGAAGAGCAAACATTAGGACGTACCCCAAGCGGTTGAGTCAAGCAGGCCAGCGGCCCATGTAATATTGAGAAAGCTGTTGCCTTCGATGTCCAAAAAGGCACCGTACGTGCTGCCGGAATCGGTCGATATTTCGTACTGCACTTTTGTCGGGTTGCCCGACGTGTAGGTGATCGTCGTTCTGACGTACCAACGCGTCCCGGAGGCGCGGCCTTGAGCCACGGCATGAGCGCTGCGTTCTTTCGCGATGACTACGGTTGCCTGTCCTGCGGCATTTCGCGTGATGTCACCCGACGCGATCTCAAAGCCGCGCGCGATTCCTTCTTTCGCGAACTCCTGTTGAATGGCTTGCAGGGATGCGCGGACTTTGTCGGCGTTGGTTGATGCGCTGTATGACCCCGCATTTGGGTAAAGCGTCTCGCTGTAACTCATAGTGCTTCGACTCCGGTAACCTGTATTGAGCACGGCACAGCAACGCGCGCATTTGATGCGTCGTAGCAATGCAGCGTGAGTTTGTTGTCCTCCAGCACGGCCTCCGATATGGTCAGGTTGCTGTACGACGGGCTGGCCTGCGTTATTGATTCCGCAGTGATTTGTACGTTGGTGATCGTGACGTACTTGCGTGGTAGCTGCACGACTACGCCAGCGGATGCGCTGGACGTTGCGGGTATTGCGTCAACAACTGTCGGCATGAGCGCGGCGATGCTTGCTGCATCAAACTCAATTTGCCATGATGAAGCAGTCGTCAACGGACCTGACGTGCCAATTTCACGGCTTGTGAGCAGGAATTGCACATGCCGCCCTGTTGCTACAAATGACCAACCCGCCGAAAAATCAGTCACGGTCGGTCCGGGATAGGTGTCGTAAACAAATATCTGACACAACAGTTGATCGTCGTATAAGTTGATCCATTTCGCGACGTTTAGAATCGCAAAAACGGCCAATCGCGATGCCCCGATGTCGTAAACCGGGGACAGCGCGTACGGGAAGAAAACCGTGAAACTCTCGCTATCACCGCCGTCTAGCGTCTGCGTTTCAAGTCCAGGAGTTAATTGGTTCGCGCCGGGATAAACAACGGTCTCCACTAGCTGTTTTACGGCCGATGACCTGATGCGAAGATAGGGGTCTCCGTCCCATAGCAGGAATCGATCAACGTCAATTAGCGTCCATCCGGTCGGGCCGGAAATTACTTGCGAATAGACGGACGCCAACGACCCAACGCCGGACGCGACTAGCGTTATGGTTGCCTCGCTCGCTGCTGCGCTGACGGCGATAGATGATCTGGCGTACACCTTTACAACGTACGTTGAAAGCGCATTCAATGGCGGCGATACATACACATTGCTCGGAACGTCTTGCGAATCGACGATGACCGTCTCTTCGTAATTGGTCACCACGACCCTGTAGCCAGCCAGAAACGGGTAGGTTGTTGCCAATGAAGGCCACGTCCCGCGAATCTTTGAAAGCGGAAACGCACCAGTCGGAACCGAAACAACCGTCTCCGTCAGGACAAGGGTCTCGACCGTGGGAGGCGTGCTTTGAGACGCGAGCCCCGTATCGGTGTACGTCGGAGAAGTGGCGACCACCGTGCTGTAACTTGCCGGGTCATACTCCGAGCAGTTGATTTGCCACAGCCCGACATCTGACGTACTGATGCCCATGATGCGCATGAGCTTGGAGGTAAACAGCGCCCCGTAACTTACGGTAATCACGTCACCGAGTTGTAATTCAAGCCCCTCATCGAAGAGCGTGAACGACATTTCTAGGTCTTCGAGATAGAGGTGATTTCTCCGCTCTATCGATTCCCGGTTCGCCTGTGAATAAGAGGTAACTCCCGGCATTTCCACGATCTGCCCGCGTAGCTGTTCGCCAGACGGGACCGAGGGAACGTCCACACCGATAGGCGCAATCGAGGGTATCCAGTCGCCGGTAGCCTGCGGTTCGGTGAACCGGACATACACAACGTTCGGACGCTTTCGGATGTCTCGTTTCTGCCAGCTAAACGAACCCTCAACCATGTTGGCTTCGGTGATCGTCTCAACGCTTGAAGCCGTGCCGTCTGCAATTAGCCGGAAGATTGAACCTTCAGGAACAACGAACGCGCCCGCGTACTGAGCGAGGGTCTTAACCCACGACTCAGCGGGTTGCTGACTCTCCATGCAGAGATTCAGGACGCGCTTTTTCTCACCACCGGAAAGCGCCGTATCGTTCGCATTGGCAACCGTCGTAACGTCAGACCAGAACGCGGAGGTAGGCGTCATGCCTAGACCTAAAGTCGCGTCAGTCAGAACCCGTGCCGTGAGCAATGCGGGGCAATTGGTGTACAGCCACGTTGAAGGTGTGGCGTAAACCTGTCCGCCGTCCCTAGGGTCATAACACTTCAGACCCCTGACGATTGCGTGAAAGTCCGCAAGGTCAATCTGCACCCCGCCGCTGTTTCGCGGAGGGAGAGTCACAACCGAATAACAGAACCCGAGGAGTGGGTTAGTCCACGTCACCCCGATTCCAGAAAAGGCCGATACCAGAGTCGCGTTAACTGTCTGAACCTGTGTCCCGGTGTAGTGAGTAACTGAGGAACCAGAAGGGAGAGCGGCCCCGCCCATAGTGATCGATTCGACAGCGTCACACTCACCCCGCCCCCATAGGCAGACAACCACCAGATTGCTGCCAGACGAGAGAACGCGAGGGATATGCGCCCCTACCCTGCAACGTCCGAGAATCACCCGGATAGGCTCGTCAATGGCTGATACGTTCAGTTGAGTCTCGAAGGCATCGGTAGACGTGTCTTTCAACGTCTTGGAGGTTGCCCGCCCGATATTCCCGGTCCCCGATGCGACAAAAACCGCATCCGGGATAACGTTTCCAATGACCCGTGAACCCATTCCACGAACAGGAATAGGCTTAGACCCGACAACCCGTTGACCGAGTTGTCCGGGACCGGCGTTCTCGACGATAACGGTCATACTGTTTCCAGGACCGATTCACAGCGAGAGTTAAACCGGCCAATCGGAAGACGACGGAACGAAACCCACCGAGCGGTAATCGTTGCTCCTGATTCCGTCCATGTGAACGTCATCGAGGCGCTAGCTCTGTTCGTGTCGTAGCTTGATTCGAGAGCGTCCGCTTCGGCAAGCGTGCATTTCGCGTGAATCAGTGTGTAGCGATGCTTCGGAGTTGTCCAAAGTGAGCGACCGCGCAAAGCTCCTGACGTGGTTCGCGAGAGCTTGAGGCCGTCTATCTTTTCGCGCGCGGTCCCTAGCGTGAGATTGCACACTGGCATTGGATACGTTGCCATTAGGCCAATGCTCCCCGTGGGTTAAGAGTGATCGTCCCTGAGCCCCAACGAACGACCGTTCCTGCGGGCGCGAAGAGTTCAGCGGGGAGGTTGTTGCGGTACGTTCCGCGAGGCAAATCCACCGTCTTGCTGTTCAGCCGCGTAGCGCTCACCTTGAGTTGTCCATCAGATCCGCCGGAAGCACTCAACCCAGCCCCGTCGAAAACGAGAACAGGGTCAGCGGTTGCCGTAGCATCCGCATCAAACACCCACACCTTAATTGCTCTGTCGGCGATGTCTTCACCCAAAACCAGAGCAGCTATCGCGAGGTCAGAATCTTCAAAATTGAGTGTGATGTTTTGGGTAATCGAGCTATCCCACGACAGCCCGGAAACTGTGAATGCACCGTCTGACCACGTCTGAGAATTCCACGAGGTAGAACCGTTCGTGCAGAGTCGGAGAACGGTCGAGAAATCAATCTGTAGAAACCAACGCGGCTCCGTGATCGTCTGAGCGATTGCGGTTAATGTGGGACTTGAGAGGCTTCTCATACGTTTGCAACCTCAACGTCACCGTACTTGTCCATAATGAAACGGAACGTTCTTGGAGTGCGCGCGGCTTCCAAATTGATGTCTGCCGTTTCCTGTTCCTGATCCGCTACATCCTTGATGTCTGCGGCGAACTCAGCCAGCGCATCGCGGATGACTTCGCGTAGGCTCGCATTGTTTTTGTCCAACAAGTCACCAGCCGCAGCGAGGCGGGCGTTAACCAAATCCTCTACACGTTGACTGCCTGAAATGAACTCACCCGACAGGGCGGTTTGTTGCTCAGGAGACAGGAGCCCAAAGGCTGCGTTTTGCGCTGCGTCAATCTGACGCGCGAGCCGGTCGATAACTTCCGGGTCTGTCGCAGCAGCGAGAGCCGCAAAGAGTTGTTCGGCCTGCCGTTGGTAGTAGGCGTATTTCTCTTCGGTGTTGAGAGACTGGAGGAGGAACCCTTCTTGCGTATTCCCGAACAGTTCCGCAAGAGCTTGTTTCGTCGCGGCGATCTTCGATGTGGCCTGAGCGTAGGCCGTGGCGAGATTGCCCACTCCTGCGGCAAAGTCTTCAATCGAAACCGTACCGTTCGCCAGTCCGTCGCGCAAATCGAGAAGCGCATCGGCCTGATCGAGATACGCCGTCACTGCGCCGCGCGTGCTGGCCTCAATCAAATCCGCAACGGTCTGATTCGTGTCAGTGACGAACTCTTCCAGCGACAACGCCAGAACCGTAAATGCTTCCTGTGCCGTCTCGGTCAATTCCGAGAACGCAGCGATTGAAAGATTCAGCCCCGGAACCGCTTGGTTCAGTTGCTTAATCGCGAAAGCAGAACGAGCCAGCTTATCGATGTAGACGAGCAGCTCATCTGCCGAGCCTTGGAAGCTCGTTATTAGGTCGCCAGCCCCCTCTTCCAGCGCGTTGAAGGCTATCGAGTAGCGTTGTTGCAGGAAGAGTTTTGATGATTTCTCAATCGCAATCTTTGCGCTGGCCTCATCATCGAATCCGAACCAATCCGTCATGTCAGACGAGATTCGTTGAATGTTGTCGCGGACTACGGAAAGAACTTCCGGCGAGAACAGGTTGTCAGCGATGAACGAATCAAGCTGATTGACGCGGTCGATCAGCGGTTGGAATGCGTCGTTACCGATGTCACCCGATACGTCAAACTGACCGAGCGCGGAATCTATGATGTCTTTGCGGCCCCGTCCGTCACGAACGGAGTTGTCAATCTTGATTCCCGTTTCGTTGTCGAACACACCGAGCGCCGATGCGATGCCAGCGATGATTCCGATGACAGGAATCGCCGCGCCGAGCACCGCTGCAAACCCACCAGCCGCAGCAATGCCACCACTTAATGCGGTGCCAAGCGTCGCGAAGTTCGCAGTCAGGCCAGCGCCAGCAGAAGCAAGTCCCGTGGCGAAACTCTCAAGACCAAGAGAGGATGCGAGCCCCGCAAGGCCGGTGCCTCCTGCAATCGGACCCGCGCCGAACTGGAATGGGAGTTGCCCTAACAGGCTCCCGCCGCCACCGAAGATTGAGCCGAGATCAAACCCGCCGCCACCAGAGGCACCGCTGAATAGCGAGCCGAGATTAAGGCCGCCCGAGCCGCCACCGCTGAACAGGTTAGCGCCGATGTTGAGCACATACTTCGCCGCCATTTGAGATGCGAGTTTTGCGAAGAATTGCTTAACCGTCTGGCCTAGGTTTTCAAATGCTTTCTTGCCATTCAGGAACAAATCTTCAAAGAAGCCCGCTATGCTGTCTTGAACCTTTTGCGAGTTCTCAAGCGATTTCGCGTAGTCTTCGTAGGCGGTTTTTGTTCCTTCAATCGCGATCTTTTCGTCGTAGTAGCGATTGATGTTGTCAATGTCGGATTGAGACTTCGCGCCCTTGAGGTCTTTCTCGCGCTGAAGGTTCAGCAGGTAGATTGCGCGCTGTTTATCGGTGAGCCCGAGCGCTGCGGCTTCTTCACGCAATTTCTCGTTCTGCGATTCCAGCGACTTGAACAGTTCGTCGAGTGCTTCTTGTTGCTTGTCGAGCCCCTCAAGGTAGGTCGCTTCCTCTTGGTTCATCGCCTTGTTAATGGCGGCCTGAGCTTCTGCGACAGCCTTTAGACCATCCTTGACAGTCTTCGATTGCGAGTAAACGAGCGCGAGCCCATCGGCGTATTTCGCAGCCCCGATTGCGCCGGTCTGGAATGCCTTTGAAAGAAACTCAACCTGTTTAACCAGAGCGCTGTCAACGTCCGAGTTGTTCAGTCGGTTAAACAGTTCGTCGAGCGCCTTCATTGTGGCGTTCGTTTTTTCGGTTTCTTCCTTGCTCTTCTTCGCGGCACCGGCGTAATTGAGCGTTGCCTTTGTGACGTTATCCGTGGCGGCGGCGAGCTTTACCGCGCGGTCGCGGGCATCATCAAACGCACCCGTTTGCGCGCTGATTGCGTTGGTATAGGTCTTGATCTGAGCCGATGCGATGCGCTCGCTTTCGGCAAATAACAAATTGGCCTTAGCTTCGTTCTCGCGCGCCTGAGCGGTCAATTCAAGCGATGCGCCGATCTGCCCTGCGGCCCGTGCAGCACCAGCGGCTAGCGTGTCTAGAATGGCTTTACCAGCGTATGCAACGCCCTCTAAATCCTTCGCCAGCGCGCGGAATTGATTGATGCCGTAGGTTGTTTTGTCGATGAGTTCGCCGATGAACACGGCACCATCGCGCGCCCATTTAGCCAGCGATCCATCATCAGCAAGTTGCTTTATCGTCGCGGCAAGACCGTCGCCGTTTTTCTTGAGGTCGAGAATTGCCGTCAGGAACTCATTTGCAGCCGGTAGAACCTCTGAAACGATGACGCGCTTTAGCTCCAGCTTTTGAGCAGCAAGCCGCTGGATGTTCTTTTCGTAGTCGTCAGCAGCCTGCGCCTGAGCTTCGGTTACTTTGACATTGATATCGCCAGAATCGGCGAGGTCTTTAAGCAGCGGAAGAAGCTGCGCACCGGACTTGCCGAACAAATCCATTGCGAGCGCGGCCTTACCCGGCCCCTTGTCGCTGAACTCTGCGAACTTCTTGGAGACCTCAAAAACGATTGCGCCGGAATCCTTCAATTCACCGTTTGCGCCACGGGCTTGGATGCCGAGCTTTTCAAGCGCGGCCCCTGCGGATTTCGTTTCATCGTCTGCGTTCAGCAAGCCCTTGTTGAGCTTGATAAGCGCGCCTTCGATAGTCTCGAAAGCCTGACCACTAACGACGGCCTGCGCCTGAAGTTTCGCGAGCGATTCAACCGTCGCGCCGGTCTTCTCTGCTGCGTCGTCAAGAGCAGAAAGCCCCTTCACCGTATCGGTGAAAGCAGAGATAGCCGCGTCTGCAACCTTTGATGCAGTTTCCAGTGCGATCAGTTGACCAGCAAACGACGTGACAGCACCGAGCGCAGCTTTGCCTAACGACTTTTCAAAATCGTCAAAGCCCTTCTGAGCGCGTCTTAAGCCTTCGGTGAACTGCGCCGAATCCAGCGCGAGTTCAGCTACCAGCCTGCCGAGTGCTGCCACTTGTTTATCCGTTCATGATTTGTTGGAAGGCCGCGCGGTAATCAACCGGCGTCGTCTCTTCGGCCTCAACTGGTGCTCCCCAATCAATCAGGAAGTCATCGAGCTTTGCGCCCGAATTGCCAGCTAAACCCGCTATCTGTTTCTTGAGCAGCGCGAAATTGATGTCTTCGCGGTGATGTCCAATTGGCTCGGTTCGCATGAACTCAAGCCACATCTGATACTCAGTGCTCGGCATCTCCGCCATCTCGACAAGCGTCTTGCCGAGCGACAAAGCCAGACGCATCATCTGGCGGAGAGCCGGGCTCAGTTTGGGGCGTCTTTATCCCCGGTGGCCTTTTGAACTCCCTCGGTTAGACTGTTTAGCGCCTCAACAGGGAAGTCCATTCGAATCTTTTCCACGTCTTCGAAAGAATCGGAATCAAACACGTAGCAGCCGTCTTCATCGATAAGGATGTTTGCCGCTATACGCGCGTTGCGACGGTGAAGCCGCAACTGCTTTTCTGCTGGCGTTTCTTCCTTGGGGGCATCCTCTTCAAGAGGGATGTCCGCTAGCGCAATGTGCTTTGCGTACAGCTTGAAGTCATACTTTCCCTTGAACACTTCGTGGCGATCAAGTTTCAGACGAGCCAAAAAGCTGTCGCGGTGTTTGCTGATTTTTTTTGAGTTGTCGCTCATGGGTTTCTTTCTAGACATGGAAGCCCGCCGAAGCGGGTAGTTGTTAGACGTAGTAGGTTTCTTCTGCACACTTCTTGAATGAGAAGTCCGCCGCCCACGCTTGACCGACCGCGCCCTGCCAGTTCGAAGACTGGACAAACACGGGAACCATGACGCCGCCGTTTGTTGCGGACGTTGGGAACACGATCTTGATTGGGAATTTCGTTCCGTTTGTCTCAAAGGTGCGCAGAGAAATCTGCACAGCGCCTTGTGACAATTTGTTGCCACTGATCGAGAACGATCCGGTATCAGCCAGACCCGCTTCGTAGGTCTTCGCGGAGTCGCACATACCGGTCGTGTCGATTTGTTCAACCGAGCCGCCCTGCGAGTTGATGGACTTCGCCTCGCACATACGTGACATGGTGTAGCCCTGTGCTGTACCGCCTGAACCGTAGGTCGTGTAAGAAGCGGTCGAGAGAACCGAGAGTCCTACGGTCAACTGGAATGTGTCAGTCGCCTTCGCGGTGACTACGCCCCAAATGCCGTTAACCTCAGTCATACCGACTACGCCGTCGATGTAGACAACGTCGCCGTTGTTGTAACCGTGGGCCACCGAAGTGAACACGCCGGGGCTTGCCTTCGAGATAGCGGTGATCGCCTTCGTTGACGGAAGCGTTGAAGACGGGATGTACAGTTCAGACCCCGCGAAACGCATTGCTGTTGCCATGATGAATTCCTTTCAGGAATAAAAAAACCGCCCGGAGGCGGTCTGGTTTGTGAAGTGACTACTTAAACGCTCGCGGCGCTTTCCCAACATCGAACAGAAATCAACGCTCTAAAGAGCTTTGTTTCCGGTTCAAAGTCTGTGCTGAAGCCCTCTACGGCCTCAACGAGTGACGACGCAGAAAGCGCGGTCAACGTGGACTCGCGCAATGTGCATAAATCTTTGTGGTTGTCGTGATAGCAATCGACCTGAAACAGCCGTTCGCTGTCTCGCGTTGATCCGCACACCGATGAATCAGGAACGCTTGACACGTTGCTGAACACGATGAATGGGGCCGCTGTTCCCTGCTTTGCGATCAACGGGTAAGCCTTCGCGCTCACCAGCGGCGATAGAAGGTTGAATAACTGGACTTCGGTCATTGCAGTTTCGCTAGACGCTGCCTGACGCGCTCCGTCATGACCTCTAGCGCCTTCTCTTTCGATTCCTCAAAAGCGGGACGAATGAAGGGTCGAGCGGCTTTCTTGCTGTTTCCAAATTCGTGCTGCCACCAGTACCAAGGATCGTCAACTGTCTTCACGGCTCTTCCTTGTTTGCGCGCGGCTTTCTTTTCATCTTTGATCTGCCCATGACGTACGCCGATGTTGATCTGGACATAGTCGGGGCTGCGCTGTTTTTCAACCTTGCCCGCGATGTTTCGGATCAATGCGCCGGTATCCTCGATGCCTTTGGTCTTCGCAATTTCTTTCGCGCGCTTCTTGACGACCTGAGCCGCAGCGGTCACCGCACTACGGATGACTTTCTTGCGGACGTCTTCGCCCAATTCATTGAGCCGCGCCGCCAGCTCCCGCCCGCCTGTGATCGTGAAACTAGCGCCCATCGTTTACGCCCTGCGAGCACATACAGACGATCTCGCGATTGCGGTTCTCAATATTCATGACCGCGCCGACGTTGTAATTGACTCCGGCATACGTGATCCGGTCTTCCGCGCGAACGTCTGACGGATAGCGCATACGAATCTTGACCACCAATTCAGACTGCGCCTGTTGTGCGGCGAAGAATTCACGCCCTGACAACGGCTCAATAGACGCCCATTGGTCGCCGACATCCTCCCACACAACACGCTCGCCGCCGTCGGTGTCGCGCGCTGTCGTCTTGCGTTCAACCGTCACCAAATCACGCAGCTTGCCGATTCTCACTTCACGCACTCCCGGATGAGGGCGCCAAACTCCGGATAACTCACGGAGCGATTCTTAGTCCAGATCGTGCAGGATGTTCCCGCTTTTTCAAGACAACCGCTGTCGTTTTCCGCAACCGTCTTGCGCGACGAACAGGTTTCATTCATGTTTGTCACTGGATACCACGCTGCCTGCCGCTTTATCGGGGCTGCGCACCCGCTCAATAAAGCTGAACAACATAGGATGAAAGTCACCGTCAAAAATGTGTCGCGTCTCATGACCTAAATTCCCGTCTGGCGTTGCCAAAACATGAAGCCCGTAGAGTGATCCGGGGCCGAAGCTGATCGGCACGACAACCACGGCTTTGTCATAGATCGCGCATCCGGCCATCTGCACGACCAGCGGCGCAAGCAGGATGTTGATCGCGTTGTCTGCGCCGTAAGCAAGGCAGACCGGGCCGGGTGCCTGTGCGTCAATGAAGGTGACCACGGCACTATTGCGAAGCGGCTGCGGGTCGAAGCTGCCGAGGTAGGCGGCGGCTTGTGAGCACCAGACGGCGGCGAGGATGGCGAGCGCGCGCATTAGCCGAGCAGCGTTTTGCAGCCGAGGATGGCGGACTCAAGCGTTGCGGCGTTTCCGGTTAACGCGTCGAGTTTGCCGCGCTCCGTATTGATCGCGGGCATGGCCTCGTCAATGACGGACTGCTCTTTGGCAATTTGTGCGTTGAGTTCCGCGATGCGCTCGGTCCATGTGGTGATGCGGGCACGGTTCGGGGCGAGCGCCTGCTCCATTGCGTCAATCGTTTTTTCCGCAGCGGCGATAGCCTCTTTGTACGCGGCTAGCTCCGGCTCTTGCCGTGCGATTTGTGCTTCGATGCTGGCGCGTTGTTCGTCGTTCATGCTTAATCTCTCGTGGTGATCCATGCGGTGCCCGCAGCGTTGCGGCGGATGGTGATCGAGGCCCATTGCGTGGTGGTGCCGAGCGTGGTGGCGCCGTCGATGGTTTCGCTGGCGTTGCCGTCGAATGTCACAGCGTTCGCGCTGGCATCGGTTTTCTTGAGGATGTATTGCGTGCCCGCCTGCGCGCCCGATACAGCGGGCAGCGTGAGCGTGATCGCGCCCGAGGTGGCGTCGCATTCCATCGTGTGATCGTTGGCAGTGACGGTGTAGTTCGCGGTCTTGGCGACGATGCCGAGGGCGAGGCTGCCGGTCAGTATCGCGTTGCGCAGTTTCTGGTCGCGAAAACTACCGCCTGATGCTGTCGCCGTACCGCTGTTTATTTCCTCCACACCCGCAGCGTTGCGCGCACGGCCAAGGTCAGGCGTTCCCGACTGGCTTGTCGTGCTGGAATAACTGATGACGACGTTCGAAGCAAAATTGGCCTTCCCAGAGTGGAAGCCGACAATTTGGGAGCTTGCATATTGAATACGCAAGCCGTCTACATAGCCGCCACCGCCTACTGCAAACCCGTAATTTCCAAGGCCTGGAACCATCTCGATCTGCCCGGCTACTGTAAGAATGCCAGTTCGGGACAGCGAATAGATAGTTGACGCCCCAACCAACACTTCATCGACCAATGATGCGGCAGCGCTCGCCGTATTGGTGATCGCCAGCTTGCGCAGCTTGAATGTGGTGCCACCCGAATTGAGCGTGACCGTCTGAGCGGTGAGCGCTTTGTTCGTGGTGATCGTACCGAGCGCTTGCGTGAACGTCTCGGCAAATGTCACAGCGCCCGTGCTGGTGTTGATAGCCGCGGCTGCGATGGTTGTTGCTGTGCCGCCGTCATTGAGAAGGAGGTAGCCGGTCGTGCCGCCTACCGGACCCGTCGCGCCTGTTGATCCTGTAGCCCCGGTTGCGCCCGTAGCTCCAGTCGAGCCGGTCGGACCCGTGCCACCTGTTGCCCCTGTCGAGCCGGTTGCTCCGGTCGGTCCTGTTGGCCCGGTCTCACCCGTTGCACCAGT